GCTCCGACTGACAATGCGCCTCGCTTATGCGACGGTGAACCCTGTCGAGATCATCTACAAGGGCAACCAACTCCGTCGCTGGCCATTCGGCGCACTTCTGCCGGTCGGTGCTACTCCTGCCACCGCTGCCGACATCACCCAGGTCACGACCTATCCGGCCGGAGCTGGCGGCTGATGCCTTCAGCTACTGGTCTGCCGCCCCTGGCCTCTTCCTCGGATGTAGAGGCCAGGCTAGGCAGATCACTTAACCAAATTGAATCCGCGCGCGTGGACGCATTGCTCGCGGACGGCTCTGCGCACATCAGGCGCTATTGCGTCCGGGACTTTGCCCAAAAGGTGGATGACGTCCGGACCCTCAGAGCCCAGCGCGGAGTTATCAGGCTGCCGGAACGGCCGGTCCAGTCGGTCAGCAATGTCATCGCTATCGGCGGCGCAATAGGCGTTCCGGACATGAATGTATTCTGGTATGTCTTTGACGGCATTGATGAGCTGTCCGTCCCGGAGCCGCTTCAATCAGGCGTCATAAACCTCGCCCAAATCTGGTATGACCAGGACTGGTTTAGCAATACGTTCCGGGTCACCTATACGCATGGAGATACGGAGGTGCCGGATGACGTTGTGGCCGTCCTCGCCACGGCTACCATTTCAATGCTTGTGGCGCCTACCATGGTGGGCGGCCTCGCTAGCGAGACGATGGGTACATATTCCTATTCCATGCATAGGACGGCTGGAAGCGGAATGCTCGCAGAGCTGACCGTGGCCGGCCTCCCGTCGCTGGCGGAGTACCGGCCTAAGTATGGGACTATCCAGATCGGAATGACATGAGTCAATCCTGGCCGGATTTGCCGTATGGACAGACGGTCACATTGCTGCGCCGCGTCCCGGCCGGTCAGGATGATTTTGGCGATGACAAATACTCGGATGTCAGCGATGATATCTTCCCTTGCTCGGTCCAGCCCGGGTCTAGCTCCGAGGTTGTGTATGGAACGGAGCAATTGACTAGCGACATTGTCGTGTACGTTCTGGCCGGGACTGACGTAAGCTACCTGGACGCAATTGTTCATGACGGAGTCAAATACGAAATCCAGGGCCAGCCATTTGGAGGCATATCTCCCTGGACGGGCTCGCGGGCTCCCATTATGATCCGGGCTAACAAGGTGACGGGAGCCTCGGTGTAATGGCTGACTTCAAACCGGACCATCGCGGAATGGGCGAATTGCTCCGTTCTGATATGATGATGGCGGTCCTCCTCAAGCACGGGCTCCGTATCAAGGAAAAGGCCGAATTGACTGCGCCAGTAGGCAAGGAGCGCGACCCGCATTCGGGCCGGTATAAGGAAAGTTTCCATATCCGGTACAGCAAGCATGGAGGCGCGACAAAGGACCGGGCCGAGGTAATCGTATTCAATGACGCTCCGGAGGCCCAGTTTGTGGAATGGGGCCATCGCGGCCGGGAGTCCTACCATACGCTGCTCCGGGCTGCGGTTGAGAGTAGGCTGGCATGACAATCCCGGCCTTCCCTGATGCGGAAATGGCTCTGATGTACGTATTGGCTCAGGCCTTTACTGACGACGGCATTAGGTTTGTAACCGTTATGCCGGCCGGGGATTTGTCGCAGACCACGGTCAGGCTCTCCCGGATATCCGGAGCCGACCGGGGCCATTTCATGGACCACCCTATTATTGACGTTGATGTATTTGCTATGGACCATGGTGAAGCCAGTACGGTGGCGCGCGATATCCAGGCAGCGATCCTCTCGCTGCGCGGCGCGGAGACGCTCAACGGAAAGGCTGTGATATCTCATCCCCTAACCATTAATGCTCCCAGACGAGTCCCGGAGGTTAACCCCAAAATAACCCGCATGAACGCAACGTACGAAATCTCAATTCAAGTTCAAGGAGAATAGCAGATGGCTGCTCCGGAAGTCGCGCCAAAGAATAACCAATTCCTGTACTCCGCTGCCGACGTGCTGGTCTGGGTCGGAGAGCAGAACAAAGGCCTGCCGCTTACCGGGTTTGAGGACCCTGGTACCCTCGTGGACACGGACTACCAGTGCCTGGGCTGGATCGACGTTTCCGGCTATTTGTTCAAGCTGGACGAGACCACCAAGGACATCAACGCGGCCGGTACTCTCACGCCCATCCGTACCATTCTCACCGGCGGCCTGAAGTCGGCCCAGTTCACCTGCCTGGAGGCTCTCAATCCCTACGCGAGAGCGCTGTACGATGAGGTGCCTATCTTCCCCATCGCCAGCATGCTGCTGAAGCCGTCCACTGGGACAATGGCCACCTACGTCCTCCCGGACCCGCCGCTGGACAACCGATACTCATTCATCTTCGACACCAAGGACGGGACCAAGCGCCAGCGGCTTTACTGCCCAAACGGAAAGGTAACGGCTCGCGCGGACGACACCCAGCAGCAGGCCGACATCGAGATGTTCCAGTTCACCATCACGTTCTATCCCGGAACAATCGGTGCCAATACTGCGGCCGTCGGCCAGCGCTGGATTGACTGGGGTCCCGGGATCGGTGCCTCTACCATCAGCCAGTACTTTGCATAGGCCATAGCAAATGGCCGCCGATGAGCGTGCTGTCGCACGCCAAGAGGATGCGGATGTCCACGACATTTCCGAGGCCGAGGACGTTGACCTTGACCTGGACGATATTGATGAGGATTTGCGGCGAGAGGCCATTGGCTCATCGACCACGGTCCGCATCAACGGAGAGGTTATCCATATCATCCATGCTGGTGACTGGTCGCAAACGGCTATGCGGTCGGCCACTCAAGGTGATTGGGAGGCCTGGGCCCGCGAGGTAATTCTGGAGCCGAGTGAGCTGGGAGTCTGGCTGGACGCGGACCTTCACAATTACCAGATGGAGGCTGTATTTGAGCAATGCGGCCGCCAGGCTCGGATGAACATGGGAAAATCCAGGAAGCGCTCCACCTCACGACGTTCTACCCGGAAGAGATAGAAGCGGATTTCCAGCGCTATTACCGGCTGGACTTCTTTGATCTATTCCGTCCTGGTAGCGGACTGACTTGGGGCAAGTTCCTCTCCCTGGTCCACCATCTTCCTCCGGAGAGCGCAGTGAGTACGGCCGTCCGAAATGACACGCCAGACTCGGTGCTGGCGGAGAGAATTGGCGACCCTACAAAGTCGCCATGGAGCAATGTGGAGTCTCTCCTGGCCGCAGTCGTGGACGAGGTACGGAACCTCCAATGGATGTATGCGTCGGCTCATTCCGACAAGAAGCCAGCGAGGCCTGAGCAGATACCGAGGCCGGGCGTTAAGGCTCGCGGGAGGCGGAGCCAAATGGCTATTGCCGATGCCAAAGCTCTAGACCCGCGCTTGCGCGGATTGAGCGATGAAGAGGCCGAGGCGCGACTGAGGGAGCTGACCGGCCGTGGCTGAAACTCGATGGCGGGATGATCCGAACTATAACCGATACCATAAAAGGCTTCATCGTTATTGCGGGTCGGCTCGGGACTTGCCTTGCGTTAAATGCAGTGGTGGTCCTTGCTGGTGGGCTCGGATTCATACCGAAGATGGATCCAATCCCTGGACCGATTATGTGCCACTATGTAATCCCTGTCATCGGACTTATGACTTTGATGATGAGTGGCGAGCCAATATTGCCAAAGGCAGGACCGGCATTAAGTACACAGATGAGGGAAAGGCCAAGCTGAGGAATAGGCCAGCCCGCCTCCGGGATAGACAGGGCAGGTATCGGTAATGGCAGAAATCTTCGTGGGTGAAGTCGCAGTTGGCGTTGTCCCGGACGCGCGAGGATGGGAAACCAAACTCCGGTCCCAGCTTGTGCCTTCCTCCAATAACATCGGCCGGGAGCGGCCGACTCCGCGCGAGCGGGAGACAAGTCAGCCGGGGCATTTGCCATAGCCTTCCGGAAGAGGCTGGAGGCCGCGCTCAAGAATCTGCCTGAAGCTAAGATTGATGCGGACTCTTCTAAGGCTGATGTCAAGATTGCCGAGATTCGCTCCAAAATGGCGGAGCTAGGCAGCAAGCAAATCGGCGTGGATATCTCGGCCAAGGATGCGCTCATTCAATTGCGTATCCTAGAAATGCAGCTTAATGAGGTCCGGAAGGGTGCCGACATTCCTGTCCGGATGAATGTGGATAAGGCCCGCGCGGAGATACATAAGCTGCGGTCAGATATGGACGGGCTCGCTAAGCAGAATGTCTTTGACAAGATCGCTGCCTCAATTACCAACATAAGCGGCCGAACTGGGCAGATGTCGCTATTCAGCAAGATTTGGCTCGGCATAAACCTCGCCACGTCAACGCTGGAGCCGACAATGGCGAGCCTGTCTGTGGTCGTGATGGGCCTAGCGGCCGGGCTTTCTTCTGCCGCTCTCGGGCTCGGAGCTTTCGGCATAGCGGCTGTCGGGGTATTTGGAAAGGCGTTCCAAGGCGCGTCGGCTTACCTCAAAGCTCAGCAACAGGTCAATGCGGCCACCACATCGGCGCAAAGGCAGGCCGCGCTCCATAAGGAGCAAGTGGCGCTAGAGGGAATGACCGGAGCCCAGAAGCAATTCACGATGTCGCTGGTAGGCGTCCATAAGGAATGGGATAAATGGATCGCCAAGATATCGCCCGGCATGATACATTCCGTCTCCGGAGCTTTTGGCCTCATCCCGCCGATTCTTCATACCATTGGTGAGTTCCTCAAGCCGATGGAATCCGCCATGCAGGTAATTATTCTGGACATCCACCAAGGACTCATTTCCTCGGGATTCCAGAACTTTGTTCATGATATGGCGGCGGGCTCCGGAGTGATGTTTATCCGGACCTGGAATATCATCAAGAACATATTGATTGGGGTCGGAGGCCTGCTTCACGCCTTCCTCCCGTACGCGCAGCAAATGATGGGCGGCCTCCAGGGATTGACGGCACGGTTCGCTCAGTGGGGCCAGTCAATGGGCCCGAGCCATTCTGGCTTCAAGTCGCTGATTACTATGTTCAAGCAGGATGGTCCTCTGCTCGGGCAATTGCTGAGGAATCT